ATTTTTCCGATGTAAGCACCATCACTTGGGTCTAGAGATGCAGAAAGAATTCTAATTGCAGAAGTACTTTCAGAAGTTCCAAATGAAGGAATTGATGAGCTAAGCAAAATTTTGAAGTATTTTGATTGTGTTAATGGTGAACCGGCAATTGAACCTGCACTAGCAACAAATCCTGTATCAAACTTTGTTGCACTACCCAAATGATTGTAACTTCCAGTATTGCTCAGCACCAACATTCTGGTTCCAGATGCGAGTAGAATCATTGCTCTAACAAGATTCGCGGCGGCTGGACTTGTAATGCTGCTGTTGTCTGTAAACAGAGGATATCCATTATCTTCGTCTGAACTAGCGGCATGCTGAGCAATGAGAAACTGAACAGATCCTTTATCAGAAGCACCTATTGTGACACCACCGACAGTTGTTTGGGCCTGAACGGTTCCTGAAACTTTGAATCCGGCATTTAGTACAGTGCCTTGATTTTTTGTAGTCGCAATTTGTGTTGCAGTGTTATTTGCACCTGCACCAAGAACTCTCAAATATGTTAGCGCAGTTCTGTTCTTCAACCATTCGTTAACGGCGTATGGACCAAAACGGCTAGGGTCCAAAGATCCAAACTTCGTTTGAAAGTCTGCGAAAGATCCCACGGTGACTGGCACAAATGCGGGTCCTTTCTGCGCAGTACCAATGACACCGGCTGGAACCCCTACTGGGGTTTGCACACGTCCTGAAAGATCGATCTCCTGTTCAAAAAATCCCGGTGACCTGAATGTTTGTTCTGCCATTTTTAGCTCCTAAAGCATCTTGCGATCGCAATCTAAGTATGCTTGAATTCACGAGTTTGTCAAAATTCATGAGATCTGTCGATAAGTTGTCTCACCTTGTTTAGTGGTGCTGGTTTTTGCGACGTTCAAATTACTTTGTGATTTATCACCTTGAAATGGTGACTTGATTGTGGCGACGACAGGCCTGGATATGGCAGATTGTCCTGGTGAATAACCCCCGATTGTAGTGGAGGCATTTTTTGCAGCAACAATAGGATCAAAAACCCTGCCTGTGGCAATAACGGGTCTTGCACCACCAATGAACTGTCCTGGATTCTGATCATCTTCGGTCATCATGTTGCTAAGCACATAATCTCCTGGGTTGCTTGATGCAACACCTGGCTCGGATGTATCGGAATCTTGATTGAAAAGTGTGTCAAAGCTAATCTGTGGTGCAGAAACATATCTACGAATTTTATTTGGTGCACCTTTGTAAGTGCTGCCTAAAAAGTATCCTGGAACTTTGATCGTCAAGCTTGATCTAACTATTCTTTCCTCTTCTGAAAAGTCTTCAAAGTTGTTTGCCAAACTGATTGAACTATCAACATACGCAACAAAGTAATATCCTTTGTCGGTCTCAATTCTAAAAGAATCTACACCGTCAAAATGATTTTCTGTTGCTATGGCAGCCAGAAGATTGTTCATTTCTTGCATGTACTGTGTCCAGATTGTGACTTCATAAGTCGCCATAAAATACGAAGGTGCAGGCATCTCATAAATCTCATACACATTATTTCCAAGATGTGGATCTAACAGATTTCCTGTTTGTAATCTGTTCTCATCAACATTACCTGCATCATTTCTTCTAGTGGCTATTCTACCTGGTTCGACACCTCTTTCATTTTGTGAATCAATGAAAGCAGACTCTGATACAAGGTCATCTGAATTTTTCAAACCTATCTTATTGACAAGTTTTTGATAAGCAGCATCCTCGCGACCAAGCTGCTTTTTTACGACATGCCTAATGTCAGGCGCGGTACCCATTCCAATTTCGGAACCAAATGTTAGACCTGATCTCATAATTGAAATGACAGGAAGTATCAGTGCTTTGCTTCTATCTCTAAGCGGTTGCTTTCTGGCAATAATCGCGAATCTTTCACCCGTGGCAAAAACAATTGGCACTCTACGTGTGTCGTTTCTGTGCGTGTAAAGCAAAGGCAAATCTTTGTCAAAAAGATTGAACAGCGCCCTATCAACGTCTTCTATTGTACATGGTGGTATGTCTAAAAATTCACCCGAAAGGTTATCACCTTTTTCAGGTGTGAATATCGGTTTTCGGGCTTCTATTTGTGACGCTATTGACATCGAAAACCTCCTTATGTCTCATCGTAGAAAGATGATCTAACTCCTACTGCGTTCGTATTCTCATCAGGTAAAATTTCTGCAGGGCCAGAAATAGGAGCATCCAAAATGCCTCGTTGCTGCAGATTTCTAACATCTGCTGTTTCACCCTCTTTGTTGATAGCAAATCCACGTTGTTGAACAAATGTATCCTGCACAGCATTGAGATCTGCCCACTGTTCGTTGGTGGGACCCAAAGGTTCAACATCGATAAGACCTTGACGCGCCTGTTTGCAGATGATATGAACACCCATAGAGTGCTCAATTTGTCCATACACAATACTGTCAATCACAGATTTGACAACTTCGAACCAAGTGGCATCAAAGTTGAAAAAATCTCCTTCTTTAATGTCAATGTTTCTCTCAATTAGATCGCGGGCATGAAAGTAACAATTCAAAGTGTAGTATTCTTCAGATCCAAACTTATTGACCCTAACCTCTTCTGGTTCATACTGAACTCTGCCCTCAACTTCAATAGGCGGATCAAAGATCTTATCGATGGCTTCCTCATAAACAGAGTGAATGTTTGTGAATTCGGGCCTGACACGATAGTAATAGATTTTCTGACCCACCACATCCTTAATGAGTTCTTTTACGCTGTCATTGATAAAGTCCAGTTCTCTGGAGGTTACGAAAAGTCTAGCCATTCATCACCCCATTCGAATGGCGCCACCATTCGGAATCGGCACTTTTCTCAGCACTTTTGTGAGATTGTCTGATGAATTTGATTCTTTTTCTATTAGCTTGTCGTATGTCAAAGATTCTAACATTTCCTTCATTTGAGTGACCAGATCCTTCTTATCCTCTCTTCCTTGAGAGACCAAATCATCACCGTTAAGTGAAAGGTCTGCGCCTGGAATAGGAATGGTCTTCATCTTTCCGCGAATTAAACCTAGTAGTTCTTTACAAAGAGCCAAAGTATATTGTCTTGTCCACTGTCTTGCAATCGAGTTAACTTTTGAATACGCCAAATTTCCAAAGGGAATGTTGGACATGTTGTTGACACCGTTGAGGGTTTTATCACCTGTTTCACCGATTGGATTAGAAACGAACTGAACCCTAATCCAAAGATATGGAACAGATGTAACACTTTGAGATGTTGGCTGAGGGAACAATCTCAACTTTTGACCAATAACTCGATAACTGTAGTTTGACCTACGAAGTTTGTTGGAAAACTTCAGCATCCCACCACGAAGAACATCTTCAAATGTTGGTAGAACATAGAACACAGTTTCTGGTGTGAATGATTCAAATGCGAACTCATTGTTGAGATAGTTGATTGCAGAAGTGGTATCAAAGAAGCGGTAAGCAGCCTGAGGACTAAAGTGAAAGACCTCCATAATCTTCATTCTGCTGTTCATGGTATTGATAGAACTGCTAACAAGCGGCACGCTATTCCCATCAACTAAGTCTGTCAGCAAATTATAGTCCTGCTGCTTTGCAACAAGAGCAATGGACCCGCTAACTGTTGAATAATCACCGCCTAATGAAGCTTCCTGTGCGTAAGGTTCGGCTTGACGAAGAAAAAATTCCAAAGACTGTTTTGGATACTTGTTTTCACCACCTTGCAAGGTTCCTGTCAAGCTTCCAAGAAAATTGTGAAGCTGACTTTTTCCTTGGTACTCGTTGATCAATTTTCCGTATTCCAGAAATGCTTCCTCAAAACAAGCCCAAATCTGTTTCTTTGTCAACTCCACAGAAAGAACATCATCACCAAGCTTTCTCTTGACAAATGTTACCATTCCATCGGCTTCAGTTTGAAATGTGGCATCTGTGTCAAAGAAACCAAAAGGTGTAGGCGATGATGTCTGAGCGAATGTTGCCATTAGTGACCTCTATCACTAAATAGGCAAGATTGTACTATTTGAATACTTTCATCCAAACAATAGCGCTGGCAATGACGAACTGAATAACCGCGAACACTGTGACAGAACGAATCATGAAGTCGCGGTTCTCTTTGTGTTCCTTGATTAGGTCTTTCAGCTGTGCGGGAGAAATCACTTCTTCCATTTTTGCTTTCCACTCACGAACCTCATCGACCTTGGATTCACGTGTCTCAATTTTTGCAATGTCTCGACGGACTTCCTGCAATTCTTTCTGCAGGGCGTCCATACCATCAGCTAGTGTCTCCAGCTCTTTGAGAACTAGTTTGGAGTACTCATGCCAACCGTTTGTCTGCTTTTCTTCTGCCATGTCAGTTACCTTCTGGCGCGGTTGAAAGCACCTGTAGGAAAAGCTCCGATTTCTTGGAGATGTCGAGATCTTTGTTCTTGTAAATTTCTACCATTCTGTCACAGATGGTTGCTTTTTCAGCCTTTACTTTTTCTTGTTGCTCAACAGATTCAAGCGTATCACGAAGTTTCTTGAATCTACTTCTTTTCATTTCGGCTTCAGCCATGAGAGACTCCAAAGAAAAGAGAATCACAGCCGGATTTTTAGGCCCGGCTGTGAAACAACATTAAACACCTGAGAAAGTTAGTGTTCCTGAGCTTGCATAGACTATGTACTGTACACCGTCAGATACCAAAGAAACAGAACTGCCTACAAGAGTATTCAAGGCAAGATTTGAACCTCTGTTTGCATTGTTAGATCCTTTGATAACAGAATTTCCTGCATCTGTGGCGCTAGCAGAAATAGCGTGTGCATGTCCGGCAGACAATGACCTAAATGTGAAATGTCCACCTGGAACTGTTGCTACTGCTGGCAAAAATGTGGTAACAAAAGCTGTGCCTGACACTGTGTAAACGCCTGGCTGAGAGACGCTAGCTGACACTGTATTTTGTGTTTGAACAGAAGAGAATGGAAGTGTCTCTAACTGAAATCCTGATCCTGCTTGCTGAACCAATCCTTTTGTTGCTGTATAGACTACCTTTGGCATAACTATCCTTACCCCACATGCTTCCGAGACACCGGTGGGTCAGCAAAAAGGTCCCGGGCTTAATGGTAAGTATGCTTTTGTAAAGGCTTTGTCAGCAAAGTCCGTATTTTTCTTTGAGTTCTTTTGCCAACTGAACTCTTTCTGAGTGGGCAAGGAACCATTTGACATTGTGCAAAGATTCTGATCCTTCATCGATCATTTTTTCGGCTATGGGCCTAGCTTCTTTCTCAAAGATATGAAAGTAACGATTGAACATCAAGTCCTTGATGAGACCATTGATGTCAATTTCAGCAGGTGTAACTGTTTCGACAATCGTGTTCTCTACAAGAGAATCTTGTGAACTTTCAGCAAGTAATTTTGCCGCATCTTCCTTCTCTTTCTTCTTTTTCAGGAACTGCGGAGGAACTGGTCTTTTTGGTTTTACTTCATCAGCCATGAAACACCTCGGAATGAAGTGTAATCATGGCTGATGAAAAGTATCCTTAGTCTTTCAGAATACCAGCGAGGCGACCCCAACGCTCCATGATGACATCATCTCTTCTGCTTACCGTTTCTGCTTTTGTCTTTTTACCAGCATCGGCACCGCTTGACTTGAAAGGTGGAACTACGTTGTATTCACCTGAAGCTAGTTTTGCCGTAATTTTATTTTTTGCCTTAATTCCGCCAATGCTATCGTGATCAAGCTGAGGCATGTCTGCTCTAGCAGGAGCTTCAGAATTTTTACGGAGAGATGCGAGATTTTCTCCTACCTTTTTAGCAATTGCATCGATTATTTCTTGACTGCCTGCTCCTACTTTGTAACCTGCCCATTTTGCAACCTCTTCATTCTCGGCGGCTGCTTTCAGAAAGTTAGGATTCAAAATAGGCTTATCACCTTTTCCAATATTGTCCTTGATCATTTTTTCAATTCCTTTCGCAGGAACACCCATGATGTTGGTCTTGAAAGGCTTGTCAGCGGATGGAAATTCATCATTGACTTTGGGGTCGACTGCAGCGACGGCTAACTGCATGGCAGCCAATTTTTGGCTTTGATCACCTGGAAATTGATAATCTGTTGCCAAAATTTTACCTGGTTTTCCTAGAATTGCCCATACTTGTGACCATCTGTGATGCCCATCAAGCACGTACTTTCCTGAAATTGCAATAGAACCTGCAGTTGACTGTCCTGAAGACAGCATTCTGGTTAGAATACCAATGTCAGCAAGGGGATACGCCACAGACTTTAGCAGATCAATTTCTCTTTGAGTTGGGTAGAGCTCACCTACTGGTGTCGCTGTTGGTCCTGAAATTGTAATTTTATCATCATTAGGCTGTCCATCTGATTCACCGTCTAGCGCCTTCTTCAAACTAATCTTATCATCAGATGAATTAAAGAGATTTCTTACTGCGGCTGGTCCTGCAGAATACGCCGCTTCCAAATCATCGGCTGCATCCTCAAACAATAAATTTGACAACGAAAATTGTGGCGCTCTTTTCATTTTAGTCTCCGTAAGTACACATAAGTATGCTTTTCTGGACAAAGTTACACAAAAACAGAAAGGGCCCCAGGTTTCCCCAGGGCCCCTTCCGAGACCTTTACGTCAATCTAATCGCTTAGATGATGTTCATGTCGAGGCAGGTAACTGTACCGTAGAAGTCGGAACGAACCATCTTCTTACCGTAGCGAGTCATCACTCCCTTACGAGGCGTGAAGTCTTCCGGTGCGAAGATCGTAGGTGTGACGATCAGCGGAACGTAAGGAGCGTAGACGTATCCTGTCTCCAGGTAGCCGGAGCCCTTGTAACCGACCAGGACCTTGTTACGTGGGAAGTAAGGATCCTTGTAAACCGTGAAGCGGTTGGACAGAGTACCGACCTTGTCGGCACCGATGACCAGCGGCTGGCTTACCTGACCGTTACCGTCCAGGCTGTAAGAAGGCTTGTAGAACACCGAGGCCTCCAGGATGGTTGCAACGTCGGGTCCAACGACCACGAAGTTTGCGGAACCACGCAGAGTCTTGCGGTGGATCTCATTGGCCACGTCGATGATTGTCTCGACCAGTGTCTCGTACCACTCACGGACTGTGCCGGTGAAGGCAGGTCCTGGTGTGAGGGAGGTATTGCGAGAAACTTCCACGCCGGTTGTCTTGTTGACGAACTTACCAGGAGCACGGCTCCAGAAGTAAGTTGCACCGTTACCCTGAACCAGCAGGTCATTGAGGATCTCGCGATCGAGTTCCAGAGCGATCTGCTCGGAGAGGATCTGTGTCAGCTCAACCTCAGCGTCGAGGCTGTGGTAAGCATTCAGGTCCTGTGCGAGTTCTGGCGACCAGCGAGCGCGGAGCTTGCGGGTAGATGCCACAACCGGGATGGACTCAACCTTGATGTCAATCTCGGGGATTGCCGGTGAAGGCGTTGTTCCGAAGTTGGACTCGAAGGATGGGATCACCAGGGTGTCGCCTGTTCCGGAGTTGAGCACGTCAGCGATGGGGTAACCCAACTGAATGGAGCTCAGGTTGGTACCTGACACAACGAAGAGCAGCTTGGCATTTGTTGCATCCAGAGGAACAAGGGCATTTGGAACGAATGTCGTTCCGTCCCATGTGCCTAGCTGGTTGAGACGCTTGACGTTGTGAGGAGCAGATGTTGCACCGGCATTGCCCTGAATTGCATTACCGTTGGTGTCATTACCAATGACCTTGCCATTTGTTCCACGGAGCGTGAACTCCTTAACTGCTGTTGCATCAGGCTGTGCTGCGGTTGCTGGGAAGTTTGTGGTTGACCAGTTGACAAACACAACTGAGTAAACTGCATTACCATTAGATGCACCACCGCCGCCGCTGTTTGCATCAATTGCCGTCGACAGTTGAGGATCAAACTGGAACAATCTTCCGTCAGAGCCGGTTGTGACCAATGCGCCGTTGGTTGTGAAGGTTGCATTGTTACCGAATGCACCCTGAGCGCCTGCGCTCAGTCCTGCGGTATTTCCATAAACACGTGAGAATCCAGCGCCAACCAGGTCATACTGTCCACCGGTTGCCAAAGATCCTGACTGCACGCCCTTACCTGTTGGATCGTTGTAGATCGAGGTACCGGAAGCGTATGTGGTTGCGGGACCAGCCTCACCGGCCAGGGCACCACCGTAGGTGTAATCCAGATAGAAGAGCAGTCCGGACGGAAGGCTCATGGGCTGGATTGAAACCAACTCGTTAGCGATCAGGCCGCCGAATACACGGCGAACGATCGGGAATGCAATGTTGGTGAAACCACGGAGGTCACCTGAGGATGCCTGGCTTCCACCACCTGTCGAGACGGAAGAAACTTCCTTCAGGACCTGTGATGCCTGGTTCTCCAGGAGGCGTGCCATGTTCTCACGGTTGACGCCGTTGAGGCCGCGAAGCAGACCAGTGCGGTTCCACTTCTCGACCAGGGTCTTGTTCTGAGAGCCCAGGTGGCGTTGCCTGATTCCCTCAGTTAGGGTATCCAAACTAAAATTTGACATTTTCTACTCCTTGTAGTGTTGAAAGATAACGCACAGACAGTGCTTGCCGATTATCCCTTGATACCGGCTAGGACTGCCCATCTATCTACCTCAACGCCACTGGAGGCCGGCTGTGCCGACCGGGTTGATCTGGAAGACGAACCGAGCACGGTCCTTGTTGTTCCCTCGCTCAATGCACCAGACTTCTGGCCTCTCCTTGCGAGCGATTCGGAGAGTGACTTGTAAAGCAGCTTGGCTTCACGCAGGGTCTTGGCATTATCTAGAGCCTCGACAATGGCGCGTTGCTGCTTCACTGTTAGATCCTTGTTCTGCATCAGCTTGTTAGCATACAACAGCTTAGCATTGAACAGGTTCATCTCGACCAACTGGCCCTTCAGGGACTCAGCGGCCTTCTTGTATTCATTGGCTTCCTTCATGGCCTTGCGGAGGCGAGCCTCCTTGACACCGGTGTCGGACACGGAACCAAGTTCATCAGCGAGGACATTGACCAGAGAATCCTCATCCACATCGTAGAAGACATCTCCAATCTCTTCGGCACCGCCAAACTGGTCGGCCTGTGTCTCGGCCTGCTCACGAACCATTCTGGCACGACGAGCGCGAGCCTCACGAAGCTTGCGGGCCTGCAGTTGACGGGACTCACGGAGGCGCTTCATCTTGCCGAGCTCACGGCGAAGAGCGGACTCATCGATCTCGTAGACAGCTTCATCAACCTCATCGGCTTCATCGGCTTCTTCCAGATCCATGTCTTCATCACCGCCTTCCTCATCAGCGGCTTCTTCATCGCCGCCCTCGTCACCGCCTTCCTCGTCGATGGCCTCTTCCTCTTCGCCTTCTTCTCCTTCCTCACCGGCTTCGAAAGAAATGTCAATGCCTGTCAAGGCATCTCCGATCTCATCCTCACCCTTGTCGGCAAGGCCGGCCATTTCATCGTCACTTAGAACGAGCTCGGCCTCTTCCATTCCACGACGCTTGGCGCCTTCCCCCTTCTTGTCTTGATCCTCGCCTTCGAAAAGAAAGTCGAAGATGTTTCTTCTAGTCCTTGTTGACATTGTTTTCATCTCCTTCAGTGTTTCAACCAGCTTTCCTTCGAGGCGCTGTGAACCCCCACCGTTTGCCTTCACTTCACCACGAAGTGAAATGGCCTCCTGTGCTAACTTGCGATAAGTATCACGGATTTTCCGCTTTTGTCCAGGTGTAACCTTACCTGACTGAACAAGTCTACCTACCGCTTCCTTAAAGAGCTGATGATTTTTGCTAAGATTTTCAATTCTCTTTTGCAATAATCTTTGTCTCTTCTCGTTCTTTATCATTCTTGCAAGGCTTTCTGCCATCTGATCAGTTAACACGGCAGAATTCTCATCTGCAGCGGTGTCTGTATCAATATGAATGTCACCCGTGTTGTTTATGATGACAGGAATAGATTTTTCACTAGATGCCTGATCAATAGATTTTACCGGTTCGGCTGGCGCAGTAGAAACTGGCAATGTTTCAGCAGAATCAGAAGAAACATCGTCATCATTTACCGGTTCTAACTCAGAATCATCCGAGGATTCTAATTCTTCATCCTGCTCATGCAGAATTCTAGAATTGATCATTTTTCTAATACGTGGTGTGATAGCTTCCAAAATTTGCTGTTTGGCAGCATTTTCAGCTACTTCTCGCAATTTTTGGGCGTCAATAACTGCTTCATCGTAAATCGCCATTTTGCAACCTCATCGCAAACTAAGTATGCTATCTTTTGGGACTTTCACCCCTGTCACGCAAAATTTTATCAGCAAGATCCTCTAGCGTGAAAATCTCTTCTTGTTCATCTTCTTCGGCAGTCTCATCGGCTTGTAACCAAGTCTGCGGTGGTGAATGTGACCATCCTTGCTGAGAACCCGTACGTTTATAGTTTGATCCACCGCCACCTTGATATGGAAATGAAGCTCCTGAAGATCCTAATGCAGGAAATTTTCCAGATCCTTTGTTCAACTTTGTTATTGGTGACATTGAATCGCTGAATGAAGCAATTTCTTGCAACACATTATCAGGCCTCCAAAAACAATCTGACAATTTTGTATTACCTGCGGCGAAGTAAAATGGCTGTGTTCCTGCTGCTCTTAAAAAGTCTGAAGGAACATGTGACTGATATTTCTTTGAAACAGCGTCTGTGGATTCATCATCGAACTCTTCTTCGGTAGAATCTTCCTTCTCAATGTAAGGAAATTCTCCGCCCATTTGACGAGGCAGCTGTGTCTTAGGTTCGAGAATGCCGTAGCCTAACCCCGTTCTGGCATCTCTGGCACCCGAGATTGTCCAGTGGTCATTAGGCCTTGGCCCTGTGCTGGTAAATGGACCTTTAGGCATTCAGTTCATGAACCTTTAGCTTTTTTCAGCACTCGCAGGTGATTTACCTAAGATCTGCACCAACTTTGTGGTTTTCATAGCTTTGGATGTCGAAGATGGATTTCTAGCATCCTCGTTTGCAGAAGCGCCAGATCCAGGTGTCGATGGTTTCTTTGCAGAAATCTGTGCAGCAAAGTCCTTTGCTTCAGGAATTGAAGAGGCATTGACGCCATTTCCTTCACCAGGAGATGCAGGATTGGGAACAAAAGGTGTGGCAGGAAGTCCGCCTCCACCGGTCTTGACATCATTGTAATTGGGAGGACCACCACCCTGAGCAACATTGCTAGCACCTGCTCCGGTAAAGTCTAGACTGTAATTCTCAGAAAATCCATAGTACCCATCAGATCCTGCAACCGAACCATTGACGACATTATCCAAATACCACTGCTTCAAACCTTCTGCTGTCAGTTTTATGGCACCTTGATTAGGAACATTTGATTCAGCTTGTGAATAAAGTGGGCTCGAAGAAAAGATTCCTTTCAGATTTTGCTCATTTCTCGTGCCCAATGGTTTTCCATTGATAGGATCTGCTACAATTGTTTGAAAATTCATTTTTGGCATGGCTATCCTCCACTGAGCATGAAAATTTATTAGCTACGTCTAATCTTTCTAGCAATCTTTGCCTTGGCCTCCTGGATCTTAGCCAGCTTGGCACGTAGGCGGCGCTCGTGAATGTCCAGTGCCTTCATGTAATCAACCTTGTTCTCAAGGTGATCTGCATATCCAGCCTCGGGATCAATCTCTTCGGGTTTGACATCAGATGGATGATCCTCGTCAAAGTAATATGCCTCTGACTGCAACTTACGGGCTTCCTGAACAATAATCTTCTTCAGAATCTCTGGGGTGATCTTTCTAACTCTCTGTGCCATGGTAATCTCCTATGTCGTCATTCGACTGAATGTAAGTATGATGTACTAGAAAATGTTTCACTAACCGATATTTTTCTTTGGAGCAAATGCCGCAGCCGCCCAATTTTTGCTAGCACCACCAAAAATCGAACTGATATCGAGGCCAGGATCTCCTGATGATGTACTCATGTCGTCAAAATCATCAGATTGTGCACTCATTTGAGATCTGACATTTTGTGGAATTCTGTCATTTTGTATCTGTTCTTTGAGTGTGGTTTGGGCGGTGTGTGAAAGAACTTTACGAAGAACGGGGTCATTTGTGACAAATGACACAGAGTCTGCAACTTCCTTTTTACGAAGTTGCATTCTTCTGGCATGTTCTTTCTCTTCAACAAGCTTTTGAGCTTGCACTTTTTTCTGCTTCACTTCATTGAGACTTTCACCAAGACCGTCTGTCAAAATTTCCAGCAGACACTCTTTGATGATTGACTTCAGCTCATTCTTGGTCATTATCCTACTCCTGCAACTCCATTAGAACCTGTCATTACAAAGAACTGATTTTGAGGAACATTAGTGAGACCTGCTATCAATGTGAAGCTAGTTGGACTTCCACCGTGTTGCCTGAACCAAACTTGATTGCATTTTAGTTCGAGTCTTCCAGTAGTTTGCCCACCTGACAAAATGAAATAGTTGGCATTTGGATTAGAAGAAACACCATTGTTTGTGAATCCAATTCTTAATGTATCCGCTGCCGTGCTATCCGTATTGAAAACCTCTATCCATCTTGTAACAAATGGAAAAGATACGGAAATTGGTGAAGTTCCAACTTCATTAGTTGCTGAACTTGTAACAAAAGGAACACCAGAAGCCTGATATTCTGACACCATTCCGTGGTGTGGTGATGGCCAGTTTGACATTGATTACTCCCAATCTAGTATTTCGTTGAAAATGCGATCGACTCTGTCAGATTTATTGAGATGTCTGCTATTTCCACGTTTGAGTTCCTTACCTTCACGCATCATGAATGCATTCGGTGTTGATGGTTCAGAAACGAAATCCCAGCAAACTAACTGAAAATCGTCCTGAACCACATCGTAATCGCCTTCGCGTTTGGTGGAACCAACACCACGAGAACTGATGCCTAGCGTGACACCTGTTTCTACCAGTGATTGTAGAATCTTGCCTGATGGTGTATCCAACAACTCCACGGTACCGTAACAGGTCTTTCCATCCATGTAGGCTTCACGAACAATGTGAGAAGCATTCTTCAGTTCCACAACCGAAGTGTCAGGGTGGTCGCACTCACCGAGAGCGCGGTTCTCCTTGATGAACTTCTGGTAGTTGCGAACTTCTCTCTCCAGAATTGTTTGCGGATAGATGCGTCCGTTCTGGTTCAAGGTATCCGCCTTTTGCAGAATACCTTTCATTACGATCTTGCCACCGTTCTTCTCCTTGATTTCCTTGATGATCTCAGGAGTGTACTCAAATTTCATCCATTCAGTTAGCAGTTTCTTATCACTCATCGTCCCCTCCTTTTAGCTCAGAGACCAACTCGATGAGCTGCAGTGTTCTACTCAATTTTTTGTCTTCGCTCTCTGTTCTGAAAGATTCGACATTTGTAATGACTCTATCGATCTTTTCAAGAAGAACACGATTTTGGCAGGTCTTCTTGAATTCATTCAAAGAATTGATTGCCTCATCCTGCGCAGCATTGAGTTCATTACCCAAAGAACCCTTGCCCTTTATCAAGGCATTTTCCACCACTCGGCGTTGGGCAGGCAACAGTTCCTTACCATACTTCTCTTGGAATTTCTTCAACATTACTCGGTAGACTAGAGGATCCACAGATTCCTGCTGAATTTCTGCCTCGGCAGGTCGAGCAATCCATTCTGCCAAATTGTGTTCGTACTTTGCAGATTCAGTAATCTCTAGAATTCTAGAACCGCGCCAGGAATCCAGAAGTGACTGGACAGTTGCGTACAATTTGTAGTTTGGAACTCGAATGTCGTAGAACTTTTCCTCAGAAAGGGTGTGATTGATCGCCTTGATCAGAGCAGATTTCTCCTCACTGAGCTTCTGTTTGTTGTGCTTAGATGCGGCGTTCCTCGCTTCGTTGATTACACGATTTGCCAATCCAACATCACCCATCGGTGCGTTTACCAAGGCATTGAAAAGCTTGAACTCTCTGTGAAGTTCAGTTCCCGCCTTGAAATGTTTGGTGATGATGGAAATTGCTTTAGTAGCCGAATCGTTATCGTTCTGAATAATAGCACTGCCGACGTACCGAACCAACTGTTCGTGTATGACACCGACGTTGCGTTTCTTGTTATGCTTCGTCATTTGGGTCCTCTTCAAATCCGACTGCCAGATCCTCTGACAGTAAAGTCTTTCTATTTCTATTTATCTTCCCACCTAGGCTTCCTATCATTTTCTCAAAGTCACGTGTCAATTTTGCAGGTGCCTGTGTGTAACGCCTTTCCTTCTCTTCCTTGAAATTGAAGAGAAAATCCTCATCAAAAGGTTTATTTGATGTGTCCTGTGGGCGAGCATAGTCACCCACCGAAGTCATCTTGGCAAAATCAGGCATGTGTGTGGTTCCAGGACCATCAGTTACTGTGCGACTTGGTTTAATAGGACCGCCAAATACATTCATCAGTTTATGCTGAGCTTTTACAGGAGCATCTTCATCATCAATTGATAGAGTGATGTCATCATAATCAAATTCTTGATCTTCATCTGTCAATGGTTCTTTAGGATCTTTCTTTGATGGAAGGGCGGTCAAAAGTTTATCATCATCCTTCTTGTCACCTGAGAAGAGGCCTCCTGCTTCTCCGCCACCTGCGGCAGCCGTATCACCTCCTGCAGCAGCAGCACCAGCATCACCACCAGCTGCCGCTCCACCGCCCGATGCCCCCGCTGCCTCTACATCGGCATCTTCTTTCTTGTCAGCCTTCTTTCCTTCCTTAATTTGTTCAATCTCTTCGTTCGTAAGTCCAATGATGTTTTTACGAATCCAAGTGCGGTCAACAACACCTTCTGGGGCTTTACCAGCAATGTCAAACTTAGTAGCAATCAACTGAAGTTTCTGTTGCTGCGCAGTGGAAGATGGATTTGTGAGATTCAATGTGAAATCAATCAGATCCTCACCCTCGAAACCGTGGCAGTAGAGATGAATCATTGCCAGCTTATTGAGCTCGGCAATGATTGTTTTCTGAATGCGATGAATTGTACGAGAGAATCTAATGTCCTCCTGTGCCAGAGTTGCCTTGGCACCTGTCTCCTCATCATATCCAAGATAAGCCTTTGGAATTTTCAGTGCAGCAAACAATTTCTTCTGAATGTACTGTACATCCTCAATTGCCGCTGTATTTTGGCCGCCAGCCAACGTATCAATCTTCGTGCCTGTTTCACCACCACGGACTGGTAGAAAGTAATCCTCATCCACTGAGAGAGGATTGTAGCGCAAATCTACTTTTCCGTTATTCTTGTCAATAACCTGATTACGCTTCAGATTTGTTTGTGCCTGTTCCATGTAGTCAGCTACATTTTCAGGAGGTGTATTACCGATGTCGATGTAGAACACACGGCGTTCAGGTGCACGAATGACGCGGTAAACCAACATTGCGTCTTCCATCATGATCAGCTGTCGCCAGATTCTGCGTGCAGATTCTAGAACAGATGAACCGTAAGGAAGGAATGCGTCGTTTCCTAGTAGACGAAAGTGTGAGATCTGCCAGTTTTCCAGCGTCTGATTACCGTTGGTAATCCACCTGAAACGACATGCTGAAGGATCTGAAGGATCAAATCCTTCCTCACGCTCCATTTCAGTAATTGAGATGGGATACGCATTAATGACACCGTACTCAGGAGAGATGTCGTTGAAGAGAAAAAAGTCTCCGTACTTCACCAGGTTACGAACCCACATCACCAGATTGAAGTCCACATTCAGGGTATCGTAGAAAAGTTCTTCCAGAGTTTCCTGAATCTTCTTGTTTTCTGAGTGAATGTGAAGAACTCTGCCTTTGTCGTCAGATGACACTGTTTCTTCTGCATAAATGTCAAGGGCAGAAGCAATCTCAGGAGTTGATTCCATTTCTGAGAAATCTGAGTACCTTGACATTCTGTCAAAAGCACCGTAGGCGCTTAGCGTACTGTTGTAGACATCGCTATGTGCCTTGCGAAATACTTCCAGCGCAGAACTTGCACCTTGCTGACGAAAATCTTTGACCTTGCGACGGACAATAGGTCCCGAGCGGAACAACCGCGTCAGTCGTGTAAAGAGTGAACCTTTGTTATTGGGATCTGCCATGTTTCACATCATAATCAGAAGTAAGTATCTGGAAACTATCTTATTACAAAACCCAGTCGTGCTCTTCCAGGGGACCTGTGTTTCTTTGCATTGCTATCACGTGATCAGGAACTGGGCTGAAAGGTTTTTTATGAACAGATGGATCGACGTATTTTTCCATTGCGCCTCGACCCCTTGAATTTACACCAAACGCAGCCAACATTGCCTGTTCGATCGTCAAACCACTTTTCGGTTCTTCGTGTTTCTTTCCATCGTAAAGCCAACAGCCGATGGCTAGGGACATTACAAGGTCATCATTCTTTCCTTTCAAAGCACGAAGTTTTCCATTGACATCCACGAAAGTTTTGAACTCATCAAACAGTCGAGAAGAACGCAATCGAATCAGGTCATTTCTGATCCACTCTTCCATTCGAGTCAGAGATTTTTCTTTGGTGTTGCCCTGAGTTGAGAAACCTACTTTGCTAGCGCTTACATTTCCACCATACTGGGCATCATACTTGTCTTTAGAATTTCTAAAGTAAAGATTCGTGTAACCTAGATCGATTAGTTTTTGACTTGTTGCCCAACCGAATGTGTTCTGCTCGGGGCACAATAAGGCATCATTGTATTTTCTGCCAACTTCTGCTAGCAGTTCACCAAATTTATCAGGTGGAATTTTACCCTTGAACTCTGCAACCTGCTCCGATGTGGTGGTGTCAATCACCTGAAATGCCGAAAAGTCAGTCGAATCGCCACGAGCAACATCGGCAGAAACTACATACTGGTGCTCAGGTTGAACGAACTTCCAAACCCAAATTGCTCGATCTGGTCCCCAGGCATCAATTGGATTCTCTATCTGAATCCTCATCTTATCCATTAGCTCTGCGGCAATGAATGTATCACCTGATGACACAAAGTCACAAAGCAATTCCTGCGCAATTTGTTTGGGTGACATGTTAGTAGTTTCATTGTCAAACCAGTTCTGATCTCGCTCGGGATGCACATCCCACATCAACTTGATGGGATTGAAGATGTTCTTCTTTGCTTCTGCTCCCATGTACAGGTCATAGTACTGTCCGCCCATGCCGTTCGGCGTGGAGAGAATGATTGCTCGACCACCGGTTGACAACGTAGGATATAGACCAG